GTATCAGATAGAATCTCTTGTGAGTTATCAGATTGGAAACCATTTTGATCCAAATAGTTTGGTTGGTTGTTGATCTTATCCATGAACATCACAGAGAATGAAATATCAGGAATTGCTGATTTAACATTGGATGCTGTTTGGATAGATGAATCCTCATTCATTGTAACCCACATATAAGGGAAATCCATTTGTCTTGAAGTTCCAATATCATATGGCTCTCCAAATCCAAAGTCTTTAAGGAAATAATGATTCTCTTGGAAATCCTCAAACCAAGTAATCAACTGATTTATACTAACAATACTTGTAATTGGCATTATACGCTATTTTTATCTTTTAATTCTTCTTTATTTTTGAAATATCCCAACCAATTCAGACAAGACACATAATTCATTTTATACACATCTTCATCCGTCTTATTGAGTTCTTTCATCAATTTATAAACAAAGTCCAACCATACATATCTGTTATCCAATTTTTTCTTCTCACCAAGTTTCTTTGAGAATCTTTCATTCTCTTCAGGTGGTTTACTTAATTGGCTTCGGAAGAGACCGCTGTATTGTTGGCTGATGAATCTCTTCCAGTTAAAAAAAAACCAAAGATGTGATTGATTTCATCCACCTTAATAGTTTTAAATAATTCTACTCGTTGCATAAATGTGGTTTTGTACTTCTCCAAATTTCCATTCTCTTTTTTCTTTCTTAAAAAGATACATAGAAGTTGGGGCATTACCTTCATTATGTCATTGTTTGCTGATTGAAGTATTGTTTCAATGGAGATGATTTCACCTGCGGTATATTTATTAAACTCTGTATATAGGAAATATTCTTCCCCATCCACAATTACAGATTGATTTTTCTTCTCCTCAATTGGAGTGTAGATAAATGAAAGATTCTTAACCAATTCGGTAAAACTCTCATAATCAATTTGTTCAATAACTTCTCTATCAATACCAGTCAACTGATGTAACAACTCAAAGGTGTAGAAAGCACCTTGATGCATATTTTTATCAATCGTGTATAACTTACCAAATTGATCTATCGTTACTTCAGACCAACTGGTTGGGAATTGGTATTGTTTTACCTCTTCATCTAATTCAATGTTTATTTCAATCATTCTTCAGGATTTTTTGTTTATTCTTTTTCATTCTTAAATAAATATAAGCTATTGGGGAATGTTTTTATATGATATGGTATTTGGCTTTTGCTTCAAGATAAGCCTTCTTTGCATCTTCTTTTGTCTCAAACTTACCAAGATCTTTTAATACCCCATTGAGACGAATTGCTGATCTATAAGTCTGTTGTGTTTTATGCCAGTAATAACCTTTGGGATCTCTGTTAAATTGGTTTTGTTGATTGGTAACCAATCTTAGGTTTGAAATTCTGTTATCTTTTCTGTTTCTATTGATATGGTCTATTTGTTCAAAGTCTGTTGTTCCATAAACCCACCACCAAGCAAAGTGATGACCAGCTAAATATCCATACTCTTTTCCACAGTTGATTTGAATATAACCTGCTCGTTGTCTTCTAATCACTTTGTTTTTTACTCCAAAGATCTCACCTGTATCCATATTGTAGGTGTATCCAACTTCTTTTAATCTTTCACATTTTTCTGTTCTTGTCATAATTTTTAATTTTAAGCGTTCATTATTCTAAATGGCATTGTGGCCTTATTTTCTTTTCTAACTCCGAGTAACATCATGGCTGCGTATCTTAAAGCATCACAGGCGTGGTTATTTGAATCCACAGGGGTTGTCTCATATCCCCCATCTCTATTCTTTTTCCACATATACTTTGAAAATTCATCTAAGACATTAGTTGATCGTCTTGTCACTAACATATGTTTTTGTTGAAGAATCTGAATACCATAATTGATACTGTCTTTTCCTTTCTCAACAGGTTTTACTTTAAGTCCGTATCTCTTTAACTCTTGAATGGATTTGGGTTCAGCAGAATCACAATATACATCTGTGGTAATCTCAAGTTGTTTCATTCGACTTGCTAGTTCTGAGTTCAGTAATCCTGTCTCATAAACGATCTCATCCACTACTATGTCCTCGTTGTATTTGTAGAGAGCAACTAAAGCTGCAGGATCCTGACTAAAACCAAAGTCTAATCCATAACCAAGTAATCTTGCTTCTTCAGGAATCTTATCTATTACATCAAAGTCTGTATAGATCGTTCCTTCAATTTGACCAATCTCACCATCAAGATATACTCTACACCAGTTCTCCCAATATGTATTTGTTTTAGCTTTCTCTCTATTGGATTCCAACATCGCCACAATCTCAATTGGAAGTCCCTCATTATCTTTATAATTTAAAATAATAAAGTCAGTATCATCTTGACCTACAACATCTGTGTGAGCCCAAAACTTACTTGATGGATTATAATCCAAATAGATGTCCCCTGATGTACGGATTGCTAACTGTAGATATGATTCGTATTGAATTGAATTACACTCATTGATGTAAAGGATCTGTCTTCTACCTCCTCTTAGTTTTTCTTCACTATCTGCTGAGAAGAACTCAATGTATGATCCATTTGTGAATTCGTATCGTAGAAGAGTTTTATTGTAATTTTGGGGTATGAACCTACCTGTGTCTTTCATGATCTTCAGAAAGTCCTTAACACAGCCCCTACGAAGATGCGGTATTGATTCAGATACTACGGATACTTCTAAGTTTGGGGTTTTAATACAACGATCTATAAGTAGAATTAGAATTGCTATTGTTTTACCTGCTGATGACCCCCCTTGTATGACCTTAATTCGTTTCTTCAAAGCCCTTATTTTCTTCAGGGCTGTTGTTTGTCTGTAATTCATGTTTTATAATGTCATATATTTTCTTAGTTTCATTCTCAGCCCATGTAATGATTTCCTCTTCTCTATGTAAATTATAATTATGTAGAAAAAACGAGTGATGCATTAGTTCATGGTTAATCAAAAGAATTGTAGACAAATCATCAGTACATTTCAATAAGTTTATAAAAACAAATTGTTTATCCCTTGAACCTGGTATCATATTACACAATCCCGCAAGATAACTATCCTCAGGTGTGTTCTCTCTAAAGATACAATCATGATAATCTAAACCACACAGTTTAGCTTCTTCATAGTATTCAAATATACTACATGGGTCATCACTTAATAATAAATGATATGTTTCAAATTCAAATTTCGTCATCAGGTAATAATGGTTGTTCTGATATGGTTATATCTTGTTTAATTGGGGCATCGAATCCACTCATCTTTGAAATCAGTTCAATTGCTTTCATTGATAACTGATCTCTTGATCCTAAGTTTCTCATCTTAATATCTTGAAGATCATTTAGAAGTCCTTCCTTAGTTATTTGTAGTCGTTCTGCCGTCTTTTGTCCTTGTTCTTGGAGGTAATCCATTATCTTATCATTTCTTAACAATCTAGACCCACTTGCTTCAGCAACTTTATCTGTGGTTTTATAGACAGATTTATAAGCTTGAGTAGCATTTAAACCATTGGATAAATACTCATCACAGAACGCTTTATGTTTTGGAGATAAACTCATTATCCTTTGTTTTGTTTTTTTCTACGGTTACACTTTGAACATCCTTGTTTGTCTGCTTCTACGACATCTACATTCGTATCTAAAATAGGCATGTCAAAAAGAGGCTCTTCAGTCTCTACCATCGGTTTAATATCTTCAATGATTTGTTGTTGGGATAACCAATTTTTAATCATCACTTGTGCATGTTGGATTGCTGCTCTACAGTGTGTACATACTGTAAATGTTGGATTGAAAGTAATTCTAATTGCTGCTTCCATTTCCTTTGCATCCTCTGGTGTGAATCTTCTTAATTCCACAAAATAATTCATTTTGTCGTAAAATGCTTTTGTTATCATATATCTTTGATTTATTAATAAATATATGATACATTGAATTTGTTGTGAAGACACAAAAAAAGGGGGGTAAAATTATGAAAGTTTTGTTTGGAATCCCCCCTTCTCGTCATTAAAAATTACTCTGGCTTTTTACCAAATACCAATTGATCAATTTTTTCAAAACGATCTTTGATCTCTTTTGAATAACCATTCTCAACGAAATCATTAAGAACTGTTACGATTTGAATTGTCTCAACCAATGTGAGACATTTGTTACAAGAGTTTGAATACTCTTGAACGAATTTCAGATTACTCTGTGTACTGATTTGTTTTCCTTGTGACTGTGCCATATTATTTATTTATTAAACTGTTTGTAAATCCTCCCATTCTTGTATTCTACGATATTCCTTTTCCATCATCGCAGTTTCATATTGTTCTAAATCACTGAAATGTTTTTCTGCCATTTGGTCATAGGCTTTCTCTTCAGCTTCTTTTTGATCCACGAACTCTTTCCACATTCTAAGTTCGTACTCTGCTTTTAATCTCATGTGGAAGATTGCGTCTTCCATAAAGTTATCGGTTAAATTACACATATATCTGTTGTTAATTGTTATATAACAAATATAGGTATTTTATTTTGAATTTTCCAATAGGTCCTTAAGAATTTTTTTAATTTTTGTTACTTCGTGAAATACTAAACAGTGGGAGAAGACATTCTCATTTTCATTGGCTATTTGTCTGTATGTTTTTCCTTTGGAGAAATACTCTTGGAATACAAACTCTTGAAAATATGTCTTGGGGATTTTGGTATAGATTTTATCTATTCTTAGATATCTTTCTTCATTCTCCATCTTTTCTTCGATATCTGAATCATCAACTAAATCGATGTTATCATAGTATATATTCTCTCTAATGACTGTATTCTTATAAAATGGACTGGTATTACTATGAACATTGTTTTTGACCGCCCTGATGAAATAATACAGGCAATAACCTT